CAGGGAGTTCTTTAATGACAACGCTAAACTTACCGGGGCTAACGGTTACGTGGAGTACTGGTCGATCCAGAATCCCTACTTTCCTAAAGAAGAGTGGGAAATTGTTAAACGCGATTACCACCCGCTTCTCTTCAAGCAAGAGTTCAAAGCCTCTTTCGATAGTATGGCAGGGAAAGAGCTTCAGGGGGATTGGCTGCAGTACTATGAATGGGATGATATACCACGCGATCCCCAGACAAAGAAGTGGAAGCTACGACTTTTTATGGGAGTGGACCCCGCCATCAGTCTCTCAGACCGTGCTGACAGATTCGCAATGGCAATTATCGGAGTATCGGATGGGGGACAAGTTTACCTCATTGACCAATATGTGGACCGCATCCCATTTCCTGAGCAGGTATCTAAGATCATTAACTGGTACGCGCAATGGCGGGACAAGGGACTGGAAATCATCGGTATCGAAAGCAATGCGTTCCAGGCCGCGCTGTCCCAACAGGTCCTACAGCTAGGGCCAATCATCCCGGCAGTTGAAGTCCGCTCCGAAGGAAAGAAAGCTGAGCGCATCATGCGTATGTCGCCACTTTTCCGAATCGGAAAGGTCAAGATTCGCCGGGATCACCGAGACTTCATTGGTGAGTGGATCGATTACGACACCACCTTGAAGAACGCAGAAGACGACTGTTTGGATGCAGTGCAGATCGCACTAGAGTTGGCAGGTTCATTGATACCGCAACATCCAACCAGAGAGTTCAATCCCGATAGACCATCGGGAGATATCAACGAACTGGCGCGTCGTTCGATTCCAGGCGGGGATCTATCACACCGCCGACAATCGTTTGACCCGGAGTTCGGGGAGGATTTCTAGTGGAAATTGTCGGAAAAGACTTTCGTTTGGATGGCGGCGGATACTGCACAATTTGTGAGGGTTCCATCGATCATCCTCGTGAGAAAGCAATCGATACAAAACGAGATTTGCACCTTTTCGCAGGACCACACCCCCTAGAGGGGCGGAAGTATGTCTGTGAAAGCTGTGCAAGAGAGATCGCTGTTGTCTCGGGATACATCAAGGAAGAGCGAGCAGCGGCTCTAAGCGAAGCAGAAGTGGAAGCAAACACTAAGCTAACTGCAGAGCTACTGAAGCTCATGCCGTTGATTGAACGAGCCACACACAAGGAGGAAGACAACAGTGCCGGACGAGAAGAAGTCAGCACCGAAGGCGGAGGCGAAGAAGTCGGACGAGTCAAAGTCCGAAGAGCCAAAGTCGAAAGCAACTCCTAAGGGAGAGAAGCGTCGGGTTGCCGTCTACGGTACGGAGCGCGAAGAGTTTGAGCATATCTATGGTAAGCTCGAAGTCGATCCTCGCGATGCCCGTTTCGTGCTAGTGGACGCTGAGACCGAAGAGAAGATTCGTGCGCTACCGCCCGGGGTTCCACCCACGCGTGGGCAGGACCTGGAGCAGGTTAAGCGGATCAAGGAGTTCATGGAGGATGCCGACAAGCAGAACGAGAAGAAGTCGGACTAATGCTCTCCAATAAAGACAGAGAGTTTCTAGTTAACCAACTCTCTGACTTAACGGTTAAGGTGGGGGTGCTGGAGGCTAAACTCGATGAACGAGACAAGCTTCTAGCACTCCACACCGAACTGATTAAGTCGTTTCAGAAACTGCAAGACGACTACAGCGACGGACTCGCGCGTGCGCGTGAGGTTATTAAAGATTTGGAAGAGCAGGCAGCACAAGAAGCTAAAGCTCCTGCGCCAGACTGGGAGAGTCGTCCGCTCCATATGAGCGAGGATGAAGAGGAACTGGAGTTCCTTCGCGACCAGGGCATTCTCACACCGGATGCCTACCAGGAAGCACTCAAAACGTTCCGTAACTCCTAAGGAGGCAAGATTTGGCCGGTGCTGAACAGCAAGACACAAGCACTACCAGCATCGCCCGTCTTGACACCGCTCAAAAACTTCAGAAGAAGTTTGACGAACTCAAGGGTGGGAGGCAGACACTAGAGCGCCAGTGGCGCTTGAATCTTGCTTTCTACAAGGGCAAGCAGTGGAGCTACATTGACCCGAACCTGGGGCGCATTGTTAGCTATGGCACTGATGAAGGGGAGAAGCCTCGGCATCGTGTCCGCATCACTTCTAACCAGATTATGTCTGGTGCACAATCGCTGCTGTCCAAGTACACCAAGACCAAGCCGGTAATCACAGCCTCCCCAGGCTCGTCTTCTGACGCCGATGTTAAGGCAGCGCAGATGGCCGAGTCCCTCATGGAGTACTGGTGGGACGAGTTTGCACAGGAAGACCTATTGGGCGAGGCTCTCCTTTGGGGGATTATTGCGGGCCAGGGCTACTGGAAGATCACCTGGGACCCGCTTGCCAGCAAAGCTCTGAAGTTCGTCATTGACCCCGAGACAGGCCAGCCCGTTGTTGACGATGCTAAAGCTGAGCAGATTCGTGCTCAGGCCCAGCAGATGCAGCAAGAGGTACCCGAGCAGACGGTCTATCTTGGGGATATCAGGATCGAGGCTATGTCGCCATTCGACGTATATCTCGACCCATCAGCTAATACGTTTACGGATTGTAAGTACGCTATCTGCGTACACAGTTTGTCGATGGACGAGATCGAGGCCCGTTGGGGGAAGAAAGGATTTAAGCCGGATGCATCACCAGCCGACGCCGATGTTCGACTTCCTTTCATTGGTTCTTCTGACAGCCCTTCACCGACACTTAAGAAGGTCTATGTGGGCTATTTCCTCCCGCAGCCGTCCCTACCGAAGGGCCGGTATGTGGTGTGGACCAACAATACCCCGACGATCCTTGAAGACGGACCATGGCCTTACCCTACTAACGAACTTCCTCTTGTCAAGTTCCCCGGAATGCGAGTTCCCGGCAGCATCATGGACTCTTCTGTTGTCGAGCACGCTATTCCGATGCAGAAGGAGCTTAACAAGACAATCTCCCAGATTGTAGAGTACAAGAACCTCACAATCAAGCCCCGTGTATGGGCACCTGTTGGATCAGTCAGACAAAGGATTACCAATGAAGCCGGTGCAGTGTACCAGTTCACGCCGATTGCAGGAATGCGACCTGAGATTGAGAAGCTGCCCGCGATGCCGCCGTATGTTTTTGAGCACCTCAAAGACGTCACCGCCAGATTGCGAGACGTGTTCTCCCTCCAGGAAGTTACAGAAGGGACGGTGCCTCCGAACGTTGAGGCCGGAGTAGCTATTGATTTGCTCCAGGAAATGGCTACAGATCGTTTGGCTCCGACTATCAAGCTGATCGAGCACTGTCTCGCGCGCGCAGGTCAGCTGATGCTTACGCTAGCCCAGGAATACTACATCGAGCCTAGGTTGCTCAAGATTCGGGGGAGTGGTGGATCAGTCCAAGTCCAGAAGTTTACCCAGGCTGATATTGCCGGTGGAATCTCTGTGGCGGTCGAAGCTGGTTCGGGGCTGCCCAGGACTAGAGCGGGTAGACAAGCCAGAATCCAGAGTTATGTGGAAATGGGCGTTATTAAGCCTGATCAAGCCTGGAAGCATTTGGATATTGCTGACCTCAAAGGTATCGCAAAAATGTTCCAAGCGGACGAGGATATGGCGTATCGAGAGCACGACAAGCTCATTAGAGGAATTCCTATCAATCCCCAGGCCGCTCAGAACGCCATCCAGCAGGCGGCTACAGGCATGAACCCACAGACCGGACAGGCCTTCACCGACGAAATGGAAGTCATGGACTTCATTGAAGAAGCTGCATACAGCCCGCTTCCTTTCGAGAACAGTTCTGCTCATGCAGACACTCACGGCCTGTTTATGAAGTCTGTGGAGTACGAGGCTCTTGATCCCGAGGCGCAGCAGCGGTTCCAGATCCATTGGCAGAAGACCAATGAGAAGCTGCAGAGCGAGCAGCCTCCAGGTGAGGGCGTCAAGTCTACGCTCCAGCTGAAGGGCACCATCGGGCCTACGGGCGCAGCTGAGATTCTTAGCAGGTTGGGCAACCAGGGTATCACCCCAGAGGTCATGGCGGAACCACCGCTTGAGACCTGGGTCACAGACAGCATGGACAAGGCAGACGCCGACTCCGCTGGAAATGACCCTTTGACTCCTGAAGAGCAGGCTAACGCGGCTATGACGGAGACGATCAATTCAGCCGACGCGCATGTGTCGGATCAGATACGCAAGGAACAAGCACACCAGCAGAAAATGAGACAGTCTGAAGAGTTGCACAAGGTTAAACTGGCGCAGGCCAAGAAGGGACCGGCCAAACAATGAGGTTTGTACCGGGTAAGAAACTAGACACAGGCCAAGTAACCGATCTGCGCCCCAAAAAGGGCGAAAGAAGCGCCTATAGGTACCGCGATCGCACTGGTGCACTTCATACTCAAACAAGACCGTCAACCACTTACGACAAGCAGGTTGAAGCACGTGAGAAAGCTATTGACGCCAAGCGTGCAAGAATGAAGAAACGGTGGGCCGGTAAACGAGGAAAGATAGAAAGGGATGCTCCCAGCTAATGGCTAAAAATCGTTATACGGACGAAGACAAGGCCAAAGGCCACCTAGCCCTCCAAGTCAATGCTGGCAATGTTCTTCGTTCCTCAAGAGACACAGGAATTCCCGAGGCTACTCTCCGAGATTGGAAGAAGTCCTGGGAGAAAGACGGTGTACCCATTGAAATTCTGGAGTACGCTGAACAGTTTGCGTCGGATTTTGTCGAGGATGCTACGCGCGTCCGAGACCTTGCGCTGGCGGAACTGGAAAAGGCCATCAGGAGCGGTGATCTGAAATCCGAAAAGCTGATCACTGTTGTTGGTGTGCTGGAAGATAAAATCCGGCTAGGCAAGGGTCTAGCCACGTCTCGCCATGAGACCGTACAGAAACTGCCTGACGCCAGCGAACTACGCGAGGTGTTGGGTGGATACATTGCTGAGACAATGCGAGATGCGGCTCAGCGTGAAGACGATATCAACGAAGTCGAGGATGAAATAATCCCAATTAGGGAACTTCAGGCCAAGACGGGAGGCTAGAACTTTGTCTGAACAAATGACAGAACAAGAAGCGGTAGAAGCACTCCAGGCAGCAGCAGCGGAAGACGGCCTTGATTCCTCACAGTCCAGGGATTTTCGCGAAGCCCAGGCAGAGGTCGCTAGGGAACGTTCCGGGGATACTGCCAGTGAGCAAGCGGACACTAGCTCGGAGACGGCTACTGACGAGGGAACAACCGAAGAGGATTCCTTTCTGCAGAGGCTTGATCCAAACGAATTGCCGCCCGAACTACTCCCCTATTACAAGTCAATGCAGGGGGATTACACCAGGACCAAACAGGAACTGGCGGAACAGGGACGGCAGTTTGAGGCTCTGGAACAGTACGGGGGAGTTGAGACCGCAACCCAGGCACTTGAATGGATTGCTGGTCTTGAGAACCCGGACAATGCTAAGGCTCTGTATATGGACCTTCGTGACGCTCTGACAGAACGCGGTATTCCTCTTGAGGAAGCCAGTCAGATGGCGGCGGAGGGAGTTGCAGAGGCTCAGGATGATTTCGGAGTTGACGAGTCAGATCCTCGCTACAGCCAACTTGAACAAAAGTTCAATCAGCTGGAGCAGGCTATGGCCGAGCGGGAAGAGCGTGAATACCAACTTTACCTAAAGGCCGAACTGGATCGCCAGGAGGCTGAGGTTATTCGTAACAATCCCGACTACACCGACGATGACATGGAAGACATTATGAAGCTCGCGTATGCAACCAACGCAGATCTGTTGGCAGCCGCGGACGTTTATAACACCATTCAGCAGCGGACTATCGGGAACTACATTGACCGTAAGGGCAAGGTGGCGAACGTCACGGACCTTCCTGCAACAGCTTCGTCTGACGAGCAGGAGAGAATCTCCGACTTGAATGATCCAAGGCTAGAGAAGATTGTAAATCGTTATCTGGCCGAGGTTCAGGCAGACGAACTGAGCTAGTTTCCTCTTACTGACCAATAAGGAGTGAGTAATGCCCAGTACTGGTGGAACTTCAATTACCATTCTGGACAAGGTACTCAAAGACTTCTTTCTGCCTCCGGTTGTCGAGCAGCTGAACAACGAGATTCTGCTTCTGCAGCGTCTTGAAGCTCGCGACCAGGAGATCAGCGGACGGCAGGCTATTGTACCTCTCCACACTGGTCGGTCAGGAGGCATTGGAGCACGCGGTGAGTATGTCCAGCTGCCAGAAGCAACGGCACAGGCGTACGACCGCGCTGTGTACACCCTCAAGTACCTCTATGGCGTTGTGCGGGTCTCTGGCCCGTCCATCGAGCTTACGGCTTCCGAGGCTGGATCTTTCGTCCAGGCTCTCAAGTCTGAGTTGGATGGTATCCGCAATGACCTCAAGAAGGATACTTCCCGGCAGCTTTACGCCAACGGTGACGGCATCATCGCCACCTTTGCTGCGAACGCGTCGGTGAACGTTCTTGTTGGTCAGACCACGGGTGCCAACCCCATGGACCAGGCAATCGCTCACGGTTGGATTTACGTGGGTCAGGTTGTGGACGGCGGGACAGTCGCATCCCCGCAGACGCGTTTCACGACTCGCAACGTGACGGCAGTTAACTCGGCTACTCCATCGGTTACCATCGATGGTGCCGCGGTTACTACCTCCGCAGGCGAGATTCTGACACGTCAGGGATCGAACTTCGCCAACGGTACCTACGAAATGTCTGGTCTGGGGCAGCTTAACGGCTCCGCAGCCAACACTTTCGGTGGGATCAATGCTTCGACTAGCGCGTACTGGGACAACCAGAGGGACACGGCGGGAACGGCCATTACGGAAGACCGCCTTATGCGTGGGTTCAACAAGGTTCGGGTTGCTGGTGGAGAGGTTTCCGCCATCGTCACGGGCTTTGCTAACCAGCGTGTCTTCTGGAACTCCCTGCTTACTCTGCGTAGGTTCAATGATCCGATGAAGTTTGAGTCTGGCTTCCAGACCTTGGACTTCATGGGCAAGCCGCTGATTGCGGACATTGATTGCCCGTTCAATGCGATCCATCTGTTGGACGAGCGGTTCATCAAGGTCTTCACCAATCGTGACTGGCACTTCCTGGATCAGGACAACTCTACGCTTAAGTGGGATGCTTCCTATGACGCGTGGAAGGCAGTGCTTACGAGGTATATCAACCTCGGCGCTAGCCGTCGAAACGTGCAGATGCTCCTTACGACCGATCAGGTCGTGGGCTTCTAAGACCGACGAAAAGAGTGGGGGATCATCATTGGTCCCCCACTTAACTACTAAGGAGACACATGGAGAACGGAGTTCAGGCACCGGTCGAGATCCTGGTTCCAGGAAGGGGGCTAGTCAATGTCGCTGCCATGCGTGCCGATGAAGCAGCACGGGAATACGATGAAAGACTTAACTTCGGCTATAACCCTGTCCATCGGGATTGGTGCGTGTTTATTAAGCTTCCACGTGACTACGAGTATGCCCCCTATTTCATTGAGGGCAATCCTGTGGCTATTGTTCTAGGCTTCGGCCGGGACAACATCCCATCGCCGGAACAGGTGAAGAAGCGCCTGTGGGAAACTGATAGTCTTCGCCACGGAGACCAGCTACTCAAGAACCTTAACGAGGCTAATGAGAAGCTCCGTAAGGAGCGAGAAGAGAAGTACGACGAAGAGACCCAGGAGGCGGCGGAGCGGGCCGAACACGCTCTGCGCTATATGGGTCAGAGTCCGGTCAAAAAGGTGTTTTTCCAGAATGTGGGAAGGAGGCGGGGGTATCGTGTTGGCAAGCGCAATGATGCAGGAAATTAAGGATATCGGATACGACAACCTCACCGATGCCACTCTCCTGGAGTACATCAACGACGCCTATCACGAATTCTGCGGGAGCGAGCCATGGCCCTTTTTGGAAAAGACCGATTCAAGCGTAACCGTAGACGGGGTAACAGGACAGATCACAGACCCAACGGACATACGATCTGTAATTACTATTGTGGATACCACGAACGGATGGAAGCTACGCCCTGTCCGCAGAGACCAGCTTACTACAGGCTACCCGAAAGAACTGGGGAAAACTGGTAACGGGCTGTTCTACTACACAGTGGGTAACAACTACTACATCTATCCTGCACCCACGGGAATTGCATATGTCATCGATTACCTACAGAACGAGCCGGATCTGGCGGGAAGCGATGCTCCTATCTTCCCAGCAAAGCATCATCGTATTCTAATCCATCTGGCGCTTGAGAAAGCAGCCACAGGCGAAGATGATACTGCTCTGGCAGCGGACTATCGCGCACAGTACGAGCAGCGGTACGCCAAGATCAGAGACGACCTCTGGTACAAGAACTACGACGAAACTGAAACCATCCAGGACGTTTATTCGTCTGATGATTGGGATGGCGATATCTACTAATGCCTAGTAAGCCGTCGTACAGTATCGAGCCTATTAGGGGCGCAATTGGAGGCATGGACTGGACTAGCTCTATTGACGCGATTGCAGACAATAGGGCTAGATACATCCAAGATGCCTGGGTTAACGAACCACCACTTCTTAATAGAAGGGGGCCAATAGCCACCCCGGACTCCGTAGTGTACAACAAGGCAGACCGCCCTATGGGATTTGCTACTACCTTGAATCCCGCGGGAGATCGAGTTTCAGTGGCTATAAGAGCACATACAGCTATCGAGTTTGCAGTGTTTTCTGCGGATCTAACAAGTATTACTCGGTCGTTCGATGTGGGGCCGAGTTTTGTTAGCGCTTTCGTCAACCCAAACTTTGATGCAAAGCCTATGCTGGGCGGGGGCTATCTTTTCGGTGTCTCAGACGGCTTTACTTTTACAACTGGTAGTTCTAGTAGTACTAGTATGTTTATGTGGAGGGGTGGACAGCACGGGCCATACCAAACTGGAACTGCTACTTCAACAGTGGGGAGCAAAACTGTTACTGGCTCGGGCACGTCCTGGTCAGCTAATGTATCTCCAGGGATGTTTGTTCTTAACAACGCTAACAACCTCATTGGGGTAGTTTTTTCTGTTGATAGCAACACACAGATTACTTTGGAACAGCCTGCTGCAATTGCTATTTCGGCAGCTGCGTACACCATTCAGACTGTACGGGGTTTCAACCCCCGCATTGCTTCAGGAGTTATTAACGTAGCCTCTGGCGCAACATCCGTTACTGGCGCGGACACGGCTTTCCTGGACGAAGGTGTGGTGGTTAACGCTAGGCTCTACAAGGCCGCGGATTACACCTTTATCGGAACTGTATCTGCTACGCCTACAGACAATTACGCCTTGACGCTAAGTTCGGGCGCAACTGTAGCAATGAATGGTGAAGAATACTTCATTATTAATGCTAGCCCCGATTACACCACTTCCGTTATGAACACTTCCTTGGTTAAACCGGGAATGCACCATGCAGTATACGCCGGACGGCAGTGGTACGCGAATAGGCCCGTTCCTGACGATGCGGGAGGCTCACGTACGCAGCGGGTGTGGTTTTCCGACCCCAACAACCCCGAAAATGTTAATATGTCCCCCACCAAGGGATCGTATATCACGGTTGGCGACGACAGCAACAACGAGCCAATCATCGGGTTGGCGGCCACCCGGTCGGCGCTTGTTGTATTCAAGCCGGGATCAACCTGGGGTATTTTTGGAGATAGCCCCGATAATTTCTCCGTTAAAAAGATTAGTGAAGATGGTTGTCTAGCAACTATGACGGTCGCTAATCGAGGCGATGGTATTATTTGGGCAGGCAAAAACGGACTGTGGTCCTGGGACGGAGTAGAGCCTGAAAATCTGCTAGACGGAACTATGCAGGACTATTGGGTTGCTTCCTTTTTGAAGTACAACTACAACAACCACAGGGCGTGGGGCACCGTCTACAGGGACCACTATCTCTTCTCGTCAGATTTCTTTACACCGCCTGCCCCGCTCCGAAAGAATTTTAATCAAACTCCCGCTAGCTTCGGACTTAGTGTGTATTTGCCCACGAAGGGGGCGTCTCTTCTTAGTAATTTTGCCTTTAGGGCGTCAGCACATTTGCCCAGTTCAACAGGCTATGAAGACTGGTACATGATCCAGCAGTGGATTAACAATAGCGTTAACCCCGACTTTGAAACTAATATTACCGGCTGGGCTATTGGGGGCGTTGGCACAACCCTTAGTAGGGACACTACACTCGCCTACCACGGTACGGCTTCGATGCAAATTGCTGCTGGTGGTGTCGCCGGGGGATGTGTTGCTAGTTCTAATGAGTCGCTGGCTAGCCAGGGCGTATTTGTTCAGCCTAGTGTATGGGTATATTCTCCTACTGGCGGGGAGCAGGTTCGTATCGGTTTCGACGAGTACCAAACCATCACATTCAAACAGACTACATTTGCTGGATTTCAAACTCTTGTTGCGGGATGGAATAAAGTTTCTCCCGGCCCGTTGGCGGCACAAAACGCATCAACAACTGCTGTGCGTACACGTCTAGAAACTCCCGCCAACAGTGTTCTCAACGTCGATGATTTTAGGATCTACCGTGTCAGTCCCTATCTCACAACAGGCAGTTGGAACGCTATTGTTTGTGACTTCGCCAAGTTGTTCGATACTCAAGGCTTTGATATTGTACAAACTGGGATGGACGATTGGGGACCGGATTTCTACTTTGAGAGTCGCGGACTAGACGCCCAAGACCCGGGCAGGCGCAAGCGCTTTAAAATTCTTATTGGCAACTGGAACATGAATGCTCTCGGGACTAACTCCATAACCGATGTTCTAAGAATCAGCACGGTAAAAGGTTTTGAAGAGACAGGGGTAATGGTGTCTACCGGTCTACCCAGCACCCTGGGAGTTTTTACACCCAAGCGGGTCAAGGTTTCTGTCCCTACCCAAGTGTTTAGATTCAGAGTGTGGCAGCCTTCTGCCCGGATTAGCAAAGTTGTTATGGGGCCGCTCGACGTGGCCTACAGTATGCAGCGGATTGGACGAACCTAATGGCTGAACTAATCGGTGGTTGGGACGCTAACAAGCTGGCTAGGTTCATTGATGGGCGTATTCCTACGACAAATCCAGTTAACCATAAGAGCGTGAACGATGTGAGTGCTTTTGTTAAACTCACAGAGGTTACTCTCACGGCTGCAACAGCCACCATAGACTTGTCAGGGATTACCCCCGAGTACAACCATCTGTTGGTTATCGGAAAGATCGATAACGTCACAGGGGCTGCGGGCATGGACATTAGATTCAATGGCGATACCGGAGCCAACTACGGGGGAGAGGAACTTTCTGCTGTTGGTGTGACATTGGCTGGAAGCGAGAATGCTGATGGCGCAGGCACACCGCCTAGATTCGCAGTTAGTTACAACACTGCTAACCTGTTTACTTCGTTCATTATCTTTCTCCCCTGGTATGCCAAGGGACCAGCTACAGGTTCTCGGTCTTTTATATCTCTCTGTTATGCACATGATGGTACGCATAACCAAGTAAGAGTGTTCTCGGGTACGTGGAGCAAGAACACCCCTATCCAACGAATCGAACTTTTTACAGCGGGCGGGGCCAATGTCAAGTCCGGCTCTGCTGTTAACGTCTACGGGATTAGGTAGAAAGGAAATCAATGGCTAGACGAAAACCACCCGCACATCTTATCGGCTCTGGCCTCATTCCGGGTACCTATGACACGCAGTACGCGGACGTGCAGCATAACTACGATACCCAGATGGGCCAGTATGCGGGCCAGGAGCGTGATCTCTATAGAGACTACGGAATGACAGGCTCCATCGACCCGACCACAGGACAGATGACTTACTCTGTCGATCCTACTGCCCGATTCGGTAAGTTCCAGGACTGGCTACGCGGGCTAGCGGGAAACCTCGCAGGAGCGCGTCAGGAGGCTGTGTCTAGGGGGCTTACCGGAAAGGGCGGTCTTGCTCAAGCGCGAGAAGGGCTTACTCGATTCGCTGCCTCGCAGGAACAGTCCAATATGTTTAACCAGATGCAGAGTGCGGCTACGGGCATCTACAATGCGCGTACACAAGCAGCAATGGATCGCGACCGCGGCTTCCATGATACTGAAGCGCAGGCACAGGCATGGTGGGATCAGTATGGGCCAGAAGATGATTCTGCCCCAGATGGCGCACAACCGCCTCCAGGAGCAAAGGGGAAGCCACCTCGTGGAGTTTATAAGTGGCAGCACAACCCCTACCAGAGAGGATATGAGGGCTAATGGCGACAAGATTCGATAAGTTCGGCCACCGTATTCGGAAAGCCTCTCAACAGCCAGGCGACCGTATTAGGTCTCCTGACGACCGGGCGTACTCTCGCGCTATTCACACACGTCTCAACCAGAACAGTCCGCCCGCTGGGGCGCTTGGTCCCGCGCGGAAACGAACTCCATCGGTTAGCGATATTCAGTCGCACCTACGCAAACTAGGGTACAACGTAGCCGTTGATGGCGATATGGGTCCGATTACTCGCTCGGCTATGGCCGCACACGCACACGATATAGGTGCCCACGCGTGGAATATGCGTAATGCCCAGGTGGACGACGCCAACCACCACAATACCTCTGTGAACGAGAACAACCAGCGCAACGTGGCTACTCGTCCTGCACGGACCATGAAGAACGGTCCAAATGTCCACCCTGTGTCTGTTCGCTCGGGTAAGACAGGACACACGGTTATGAAGGGCGGGAGCGGTAAGAGCCAGGGTATGAGCGCCACCGACTATGTGGATGCCATGATGAACGCCCAGTATGGGCCAATTCTTGCCGAACTCCAGCGCCAGGAGACTTCTCAGACCAACATCGGGCAGAACAAGATGGCCGAAGAGAAAGACATGTACAACAACTGGTCTAGCGATCTAGCAACCCGGGCAGCCCAGGCTGCTGCAGACCGGGAGAAGAACATCAAAGCTATCGAAGCCCCTAATTTCGCAGTTGGCATGGACCCCGCAGTAGCGGCTGAGTTGGCCGCTCGCAGCGACATTTCAGCTGACACAGCGCGAACCCTATCGGCGGGGGACGCAGCTTTCGATCAGCGCATGATCGAGGCAGCCAAAGCTGGCGGGGTCTTTGCCGCAAGTCAGGCGA